TTGCTGCACCAAAAGATACCCTTGCTGCACCAAAAGATACCCTTGCTGCACCAAAAGATACCCTTGCTGCACCAAAAGATACCCTTGCTGCACCAAAAGATACCCTTGATGCACCAAAAGATACCCTTGATGCACCAAGTCGAAATAGATGTGATAAATGTGATAAAATATTATCTAGACATACTATATTTCTAAAACATTATGATAAATGTAAAGGTAAAATAGAAGAATAACGCTACAGATTTTTGCCCTATGGTTTCCATTCAGGATATGTATATAGTTTCCCTTGTTTTAATATATTGTACATTATTGTATAGCAATACTGTTCTTTTGTCTTCTTTTCCTCTTTTGAACCCGATGCAATACTTAATTTACCCATTATATCTGACAATTGATTATATCTCTTTGATTCACATATTTCCCCTTTTTTCCCAACATCAGGTAATATAATCTTAAATGTAAATCGATAAGGCGCTGTATTATCTTTGCGGAATCTATGAGGCTCTAATATACCATATATCTTGTATTTATCAAACGATTCGCGCTTTATTTGTGTGCGTTTCGATTTAATCTGATCTATTTCACTCTCAGTTGCTTTTATATATCTTCCCGTGTCATATAATATAACTTCAAAATCATCTTTATTAAATATATTCACAAAACCTATATATTTCGTCATTTCCTTCTTGAGGCGCGGAATCTCCTTCTTATTTATAAATACTCCATTTTCACCAAATATATCCGCAATAGTCATATATCTGTCTTCACTTGATTCAATCAATTTCTTCGCAATATTAAACCAACTATCGGAATCTACAGACAGATATGCAGACAATAGGCTCACATATTTATCTTTTGTAATCTCAATATTATTTAATATATTATCTAACGGATCAACCAATGCAGCCCTTTTGGCGGAAGAGCTATTTTTACTGGTGCTGCCTTCGCTGCCTTCACTGCCCTCACTGCCCTCACTGCCTTCGCTTCCCTTATTGTCGCGATGGGCCTCTTTATCCTCTCTGTATTTTTTCGCGCGTGGTAAATGAATAAATACAGGGTCTTCTTTCTTAGAATCTGGCACTATAACTAAATTTCCTAAATGTGGATATATCATATAATTTTCTATAAGTCTATTTGGATACATACCGCGATATATTGTTTCAAGCGCTACTTCTTCAATGGTATCTATATGTTTTATTAAATCGTCAACATCTATATAGATGCTCTTTTCTTTCTTTTTTTCTACATATTTTTTCATACGTTTCAATAATGTCGGAATAATAAGTTCACTGACTTCACTGCGTGTTATTGGCTTCTTCTCTATTTCAGCTATCTTTGCACAATTCGGTTTTTTATGAGTATTATCACCGAAATTATACGGCACTAATTTCTTTTGTGATGTCCGTAATACTATACTAAAATCAAATATACTTTTTGGATAATAATTAACATTCTCTAATAAATTACAATCTACTGCAGAATCTCGTATGGCATTCTCTATAAATTGGGTTTGCTTCAGTTTACGCGCAGATATCTGATAGGCTCTTATATCTGCGGTACTTGACGCATGCATAAATATCGTAATGTTACGTTCTTCGAGTGGTAAATCTGTATGAGAACATGTGCGAATTGCTCGCCCGGCAACTTGTTCTAAACGATTCATATGATACCAAGGGTCCATAATATGCACCTCGCGGACGTTTCTAAATGAAATACCTTCACTCGCTACCTTTGTCATTAAAATAACCTTGATTTTTTGACCATGAATATTATTTTTTGCATTCACTACTTTCACTAACTTATCTATAGCAGACGATGATGAACCTGTACCCATTATTTGATGGTCCGTAGACATTATGCAATAATTTGGAAAAGGAATATCATCATAGGTTGTAGCCTGAATTTTTGTATTAGAATTTTTAAGTAATATATTATTACCACCGTAACGCTGGAATCCCATATGTTCTAGAGCAATCGCAAATGGTACCACGCCACTCCATGCGAACTGGGAATAGACAATAACAATTCCTTCGGATGTAGCTACAAATTGAGAAATTTTTTTCATTTTTGCGGCGATGTTTCCAAGATTCTCCTGTGCCAGATAATTATCATACTCTTTTTTATACATTACCTTTAATGGTTCAGCACTATTCTGTTCTTCTTTACTTTCAATATTAAAGATAGTACGAAACCCCTTCGCACCACCTTTGTCATTTGCATATTTAACATTAGATAACTCTAATTGTAATAAACTCGCAGTAGCTGCAGTAGCCGCATCAGGTGTTGTAAGGGCGGCAGGGGCGGCCGCGCCAGGTATTTTCTGGTCTTTTCCGAGGGGTGTTTTTACAATACTATTTAAATCAACATTTGTGTTTTCATAGTTTCCGTCTATGCGGGTCCATGAATCTTTTATACATTCTATACCATTTACAGAAGGACTTAATTTAACACCAAACGTAAATGGATTACTTGATTTAATATAACTTATATATTCTGAAGCTAATTGCTTGAGTAATATAAATGGTTCTTTTTCAACCGCACTCTCATCTGATTTAAATAATATAGGAGGATTCTTTACATTAAAAGGTATAGGTGTAATTTTATCATTTTTCAATAATAAAGAGAGTAACCAGAATATTTCTTCGGGTTCATTATACATTGGTGTAGCAGTTAATAAAACCACTCTATTTCTAGCGCCATTTTCTATTAATTTCTCGAGTGCATCTGCTGCTTTCTTTTCTGTTTCGCTTACACGTAAATTATGCGCTTCATCTACTATAATAACTTTATCTGTAACACTCGGATTCTTTTTATTATATGAAACGACTTCGCCATATGTTAAGAATTTATACCTTGTTCGTATTAATGAATAAATTCTTTTACGTATTTTTTCAATATCATCGGCAGTATTTACATTGACTCCATGGATAAGTCTCATATATAAATCACCATTGCATTGTTTTTCAATATCTTTCATAGATTCCATGGATATAAGCTGCGTATATGAGAATATTTGGTCTTCAAATGATTTCTGTAAAACAGAAGATGCTACAACTAATATTTTTGGTCCATTGGCTTGTTTATGGTCATATAAAAGAGATTCGGCGATAGTAATTGCGCTGCAACTTTTACCAGTTCCCAGAGAATGAAAGAGCATTAAACTTCTATATGGACTGCGTCGAGATAAGTAATGTGCCATTAAATTTTGATAAAGTGTTTTCTCGAATCCAAAACAAGAACTGATGACTTGAGATTCAAATTCATCCTTGCTTTTTATTTTCGGAATTTGCGGAGTTTTATACATCTGATATTCGCGAAGACTAGCTAACTTAGAAGCAAAATCGGTGTCGCCATGTTCTGGATATATTAATTTAACGTCGCCCATTATATTATATGTAGATTAATATAGAGATATATTTTATGGGATACCCATCTGAAGACTTAGCAGCAAAATTATCTGCTGAAAAAAGAGGAAAAACTCCCGCATCTGTCGGTGGCGCTAAAAAAGAATATAAAAGTACTGATACCAAAATAACTTTTATTAAAAATAATAAAGAATATACACGTGTAGTTTACACTAACAAAAGAAACACAGAATACGTTAAATATGAAAATCATTGGATACCAGTAAGTAAACTCCACAAAAAAGGCGGCTCCCCACCAACAAAAAAACTTAAGACGGTGACTTCGGAAACTGGTGTAGATGAACGTAAGAAGGTGACTTGGAAACCTGGTGTAGGTGAACGTAGTGGCATAGATCTAAATAAATCACCACCGCATTCGGCATATTCAAGACAGGGAAATAATAAGTCGGACACGAGATTAACACTGAGTCCACCGAAAGGACCTCCAAAATCCAGCGCGGAGCTGGCGGCGGAGCAGCGGGCGCACGCGGACGCGGTGTCGACCCTTGCGCAGCTAAGATCAGGATCGTCACTACCACCGGAATTGATGCAGCTTGGGCATCTTTCTAAAAAAGAACAATGGGATGCACTTTTAGAGAGGAGGAGAGAAAAATTAGAGAGAAGAAGAGAATTGAGAGAGGCATTAAAGCCTTTTAGACCGATATTTGACCCATCTGACCCATATACAGATCATCATCCAATAAGAAGACGTAAGGGTGGTACCCCAAAAACACCTCTTGATAATGAAAGAATAACACCTTTCGTTTATAATACAAAAACTGATGAAATTGAAGAAAATCATGAAATTCCTCTTCCTGCGGCTCAAGCATTAATAAAAATGAGAAATGGAGCACCTTATTATGTTGAGAATGCTGTAGCAGCTAGTGTGTTAGCAAGTCTCAATATAAAAAAATAAAGGACCCTCTAGAAGATCCAGAGGGTCTAGCAAATAATTAATCAATTTTCGTATTTTTCATATGAAAATATATGTCCGCACATATTGATACATCTGCATCTGCCCTGTGCAATATTTCAGTGGGTTCTTTATTAAAACAAATTTTATATAATTCCGCTAATTTCATCCATTTACCATTATAGAATTCAGTTGGAGCCGCGGTGCCATTTGTTGCCTCGCGCTGTCTTTTCTTTATTATACCACGTCTCCATTCGTTTCCCATTATCATTGTGCATCTTTTCTCTTTTTTACACCATTTTGTATATAATTCGGTCTGTTCATAGCGATACAATTCAGACTGTATAACGGTATCGTCAAAACGGACATTATGTGCTACAACGAATGTTACATCTTCTATCGCCTCCGCAAATAATTTAAAGAAATCGCGAATCGGGATTCCTGTGTCTGTAGCTATTTCTGTAGTAATTCCATGGATTTTTGCAGGAACATCAGGTATCACATAACCATCAGGCTTAATAGTATAACATGCTTTATCTACTAAAGCATCTGTAGTCTCATCATATTTCCGCCAAGCAATCTGAACCATTCTGCAACACTCCCACACAACACTCTTCGTTATATCAGTACACCCTCGGGGAAATAATCCAGTAGTCTCTGTATCAATTATCATAAACGTCATTTTATTATATAAGCCTGCCGCAATTTATATATTATCAAGCATTTTATCTTTAAGCAGTTTATCCACCTGTTCAATCAATTTTTTACGTTCTGTATTGTGTTCCCGGATATGTACCAATACATTCTCAAAACTTAACCATTTAATAGCTCGCACCTCTCTCGCCTGGTTTATATTATTTAAATCTACATCTATGATATCAGAATCGTTATATTTTATTAATTTTGCAACATAATATACATGTCTATATAATATATTATTTGTACCATAAAATATCTCCTCATAAGGCGGCATGTCACTATCGAGATTAATTAAATTGCCATGGATTCCCGTCTCTTCTGTATACTCGCGCACAGCACATTTAATGTCATCTTCGTATATTTTTCGGCGTCCTTTAGGAAACCCCCATTCCGGATTTTCAAAGAGAGATATTGATGTATCTATCAAATATTTGAGTGTTATTTTCTTATTATCGCAAGGAGAACCATTTGCCGAATAACCTTTTACAAGCGTCTCAAATTTAGTCTTCGCATGATTATACTCATTTGTTTGCTTAGAAATAGACGTTTGATACCATACATGATTCCATAAGTTATCGAAATCTAAAGTTTGTAGCAAGTCTCTTTCATGTATTGTCATGCCACTTAAAAGATTTCGAATATATGAGTGATTTTTTAACTCATATTTTCCTCTAATAAATTCCATAAAACATAAACTGTCTTTTCTTTGAATCATTAAATATTCTATTTTGTTTTCAGGAGATATCTTGTAACATATTATCCCAAAACTCGTTATTGGGTGTGGACAATCTTTATATAAATGACCAATATTTCCACAATTTCTACAAGTATGTAATTGTTGGGTTTTATTTATATTCATTTTTAGACAATTTTGATTGCCCTACTCTTTCATTAAAAATTATAATGCTTAAATAGTAGTAGATGGGCATTGATCCTAATCATTTTGGTCCTTATTTCTGGGCAACAATCCATTTTATATGTTTAGGTGTAACAAGTAATTTATCAAATGACCAGAAAAACGGATATTGCCAATTCTTCAATAACATACATTACGTTTTACCATGTGCATCATGTGGAGAACATTTAAGAGATAACATGAGAAATATTACACAAATAGAAGAGGTGTTTGCAGATCCATCATATTCATCCGATAGTCTATTCTATTGGTCCGTTGATTTACATAATATTGTAAACGATAAATTGGGAAAACCACGGATGACACACCAAGATGCCTATAAATTCTGGAGAAATGCCCCATACGCAACTTTTAATAAAAATACTAAAGATACGAATAGCGATAAAAATGATGAAGTTATAAAAATAGTTTATAAAGAAAATTATAGTCAACCAATACAAATGTTTCTAATATTCATTATCGGATTATTGATTGGAGTCATGCTGTTCTATTGCTGTAGGCATTGAGATGGCATTAGGAAGGCAAAGTTTAATATGGTGCTGCACCTGGGGTTTGTGCTTTTAAACCGAATTTAGAGGGTGGTGCAGGGGAATAAGAACTTGCAGTGCCATCAAATGGTTCAATGCCTGCCATATGAGTTTGGTCATTAGCATCGCCATATATATCTGCTTGGCCATTTATTTTTGCATATCCTTGATTGAAATTAGTTTGGGATATGAAGTGTTGTGGTTTCTTGTCTTCAAAGTGTTCTTGAGTATGGAAACCTGATGATTTTGGTTGTGCTGTGAATTTCTGGTTATGGAAACCTGATGATTTTGGTGCTGTTGCGGGTGGCATGGATGATGCTGTGAATTTCTGGTTATGGAAACCTGATGATTTTGGTGCTGTTGCGGGTGGCATGGATGATGCTGTGAATTTCTGGTTATGGAAATTTTGAGCAGAGGCTGCTTTGAATGGTTGGGTTGGGTTTACACCAGGTGCGCTTACTGGTGGTGTGGCGTTTTTATTGGTGGAAGGCATGGAAGAAGGAGAGACACCTGCGGGTAATGATGGGTTACTGACTGCACCATGAGTTGCAACGTCAGAGGGAATACCTATAGCATTTGGTGGCATTAAACCATTTGGTATGGGAGATGGAGCAGCGGGAGTAGTGGTAGTGGTGGTGGCAGTTGCATCGAATTTCTCATTGCCAGTAAACATCTGAGCGGCATATTTATTGGCATCTGTGAAGTTTGCTGTGGGTGTACCTTGCTTGTTTTGACTTACGAATTTCTCTGCATCTGCAATAGCTACTTCACCCATTGTTCTTGAGCGGCTTGTTAAAGACATAACTGCTAATATAATAAGAAGAGCGCAGTATATAATAAGGAGTATGCTAATTATCCATGCATAAATAGAGCACCACGGGCGCTGGTTATTCTTTCCTGCACCGACAACAATGCATGTTAATTGGAAAAGAGATAACAGTAAACCTGGAAGGGATACTAAGAATAACATAAATACGAATGCGAATTTTTGAGATAATGGGACGGCATCGTTACCGAATAATATAGTTAAAGATACGACTAACATGGCAGTAATAACTGCAAATGCAGCATAACGGGATTGTGGAACTCCAATGAAGGCATTTACAAAAGACATAATTAGTTCTATATTAGAGATAACACAAAAATCTATTACGTCTACTTAAGAATTTAAACATTAAAAAATGAAAAGCAAAAATAAAAAGATAAATAAATATATAATAAAGTATTGCGTAAAATAAATAATATAAAGACGAAAGGGCACTAAATATGGGTATTCCTCATTATTTCTATATTTTGACTCAGGAATATAATGATATTTGTAGTATCGTAGCGCCTGATAATTGTCAACACTTCTTTATTGATTTTAATGGGATGATTCATCAATCTGCGGCATTAAAAATTTCACCGGAATTAATAAAGTCTGCCACTTGGGATTATTTACATACATGTATTGATTTAATTAAACCGTCGCAAACTGTAAATATTTGCGCTGACGGCGTAGCTCCTCTTGCTAAAATGAATCAACAAAGGAAACGCCGATTCTTGAGTATTATTGAGAACAAATCAGCAGAATGGGATAAAAATGCTATAAGTCCTGGTACGGATTTTATGAATCAATTTAACAGTTTTATGAGTAAAAATATACGCGATACTTCTTCCGATTTTATTTATACATATTCTGGTACAAATATAGTGGGCGAAGGAGAGCATAAAATATTCTCGAAAATTCGTGCTATTCCGAATAATGACGTCATTATTATATATGGACTTGATGCGGATCTTATCATGTTATCTTTAATTTCAAATCATCCGAATATTTATTTAATGCGCGAAACTATCCAAGTTAATTTAATACAAACAGAAACTTCAAATAAATTCGTATATCTAAATATTGATAAACTCAGATATAGAATCTTACGACAACTCCGTGATAAATTCAACTGGGATATTGAGGAAATTGTTGAGAATGAAATATATTCCGATAAATCCTGTGAAATTATAGAAAGCTATGTAATCCTGTGTTTCTTATTGGGAAACGATTTTCTTCCCCATATTCCCAGTCTCAGTTTAAAAAAGAATGGTCATTCACGACTCTTGTATGCCGCAAAAAATGTCTACGATAAATTGAAATGCAATATTATGAATAATAATGTAATCAATTATGAGTATCTCATTGATATCTTTAAAATCTTAAGTGTCGACGAAAATGATATTATAATTAAACTCAATGAAGAATATATTAAAAAAGGGGCTTATAATGAAAACCAGTATGCTCTCAAGAATAAATCTCCTTTGGCAAAAAACATATATTCTTCTCCGCAAAATTGGAGGGCGTTATATTATAAACATTTGTTCAAATCAAGCATAAAAGATACATCAATTATTATTGATTCTTGTAAATTATTTATTAATGGAATAAAATGGACATACCTATATTATAAGCAATTGCCAAAAGATGATAGATGGTATTATCCTTATGGATATTCTCCGACAATCCTCGATTTAGCTAATTATTTGCAAGGAAATATTAATGAATTTAGCGGGAGCGGCGGCATAGAAAACCGTCAAAAAGAACCACCGCCAATTTCTTCGGATGTTCAGTTGCTTGTTATATTGCCTCCGCAAAGTTTCTCTATTTTACCTGAAAAATTGCGAAGGGTAATGTCTGACCCAAAATATGGATTAGCGCATCTTTATCCAAATGAATACACTATAGAAACATATTTGAAAACATATTTATGGGAATGTATTCCGAATCTTCCAGCAATTGATATTGACTTGATTGAGAAATGTATTTCTTCTTTATAATTAGAATAAATACATTTATATGAATAAATACATTTATATGAATATAGCTATAATTACATTTATAATAACAGTTGTGTGTTTTTTAAGTTATTCTTTATTATTTTCAGGTTCTTCTGAGAACTTTGACGGGTCTCATTTTAATATCATTAGCGGATATTTTCCGCAAAGTGTTGTTTCTGACAAAATTGACACTGCAACAAATTTAGAAGACTGTTTAAGTACATGTGATAAAGACCCGAAATGTACTGGATTTTTAATGAGCGGCAAGAATTGCTGGAATATAAAAACAAAGAGTAATGCTATTCCGGCATTTATAAAAGCAAAAGACCCCAAGGTATTTAATCCTATATCTGGAATAAAACAATTGGCAGATTGTAATAGCGCACAACAGACTTTTGGCGGCACATGTTCCGGAAATGATTACCCTACCAATGATTTATTACCGATACCATCATATGTTCATGCGGATACTTTTGGTAATTGTGTGGAGAAATGTATAGATAACGATGGATGTGTCGGTATATCTTACGATACAGTGAAACAGAACTGTTATTTAAAAAAGAAGATGTCAGGGAACGGAAATCCTGCGCTTCATAGACTTTCGTGGATTCGTTCAACCGCTTGATAGTGCGCGGCTTGATAGTGCGCGAGAGATTTGTTTTTATTATAATATTTTTTATATATAATAAATGTAATTGAATGTTATATTATACATCACTCTTATTTATAACAAACGTTATTCATTCATCATTTGTTTGTTGTTTTGACTGTGAATATGCTACTTTAATATTAACATCTACATCAATATTACATCACGCAAAATTATATGATAATTATATTGGGAAACGTATAGTTTATTACTGTGATTTTAGTAGTGTATTTTCTATATTCTTTGCAGGATTATATAAATTATATACTATTCAAAATATTATAGGCTTCACTTCTACAATGAAATTGAATATTGCATCTCTCGTAGTTACAACGGCACTGGGAACTACTACCGTTTTCTTTGATAATTATCTAAAGGCTTTTAAAATAAATTGGAGAAATATTCATGCAGGTTTTCATTTATTATCGTGCGTAACTGGACATCTTTTTTTATTAAATTATAAGAAAGCATATCCAAATAAATGTTACAGTTGCCCTGCGAATGGCATGGGAACTACAGCATTATATTAGAAGACCTTTAGACCTTTGAAGTTATTTATTATTATTTATTATTTGTTATTTATTATTTGTTATTTATTATTTATTATTTATTATTTATTATTTATTATTTATTATTTATTATTTATTATTTATTATTTGTTATAAATTGCGAATAATATATTTATTAATAATAGATATCAATGTCAAATACAAAATTATTATTTAAAAAAGGGATTCTCGAGAGGAAGAGTTTTCCTCATGTATCCAAGAAACATAATATTCATTTAGAGACAGCGGCAAATCTCATTTACTCTGCATTACA